TCTCCCGAGACTAACAAACGGGATGCAAAATATGTGGAAGGTGCTGAACCAGGTATGATATTTAATACCGTGACTAAGCAACTCTACGACGGTGAAGAAGGAGTCAGCGTAATACCATGTTATTACAAACGTGAATACGTTGAATGGTCTGATCGTGGTGAGGGCACAAGTGCTCCTATCGCGATACACTCTGTCGATAGCGGCATAATTAAAGAGGCAACTCGTGATGCAAGTTATAAAGATAGACTACCAAATGGTAATTATCTAGAGAACACAGCATCATACTTTGTGCTGTTGGAGTCAGGTGAGGCTGCTTTGATTTCTATGAAATCTACACAACTAAAAGTGAGTAGGTCATGGAACTCTATGATGAACAGTATCAAACTTAAAGGTAAGAATGGTATGTTCACTCCAGCTATGTGCAGTCACGTGTACAAACTAAAGACAGTGCAACAATCAAATGACAAGGGGACTTGGTTTGGTTGGAACATTGAAAAGGTTGGTCCTGTTCAAGACAAAGGTCTATACGAGCAGGCAAAGAGTTTTGCTGTAAGCGCTAATAAGGGTGACGTTACTGCAAAACATGGTGAAGAAGACACTAAGTCGAAAGACGCGGTGCCGTTTTAATCATGAAAGAGACGCGTAAATATTCCCCCCCTTACGCGTCTCTGACTTTTGACGAGGTGTGGCTAGCCGAAGATGAGCTATGGGATATAAGTTTAAAGGAGTCTAAGAAACAGAAAGAAGAGAGGATTAAAAAATTAAATGAACAGAATTTGTCCGACATGCAAAAAACAGTTCGAGATAACGAAGTGGCAGAAAAGTAAAATATATTGCAACGACATTTGCAAGCCTACGTTTAGACCAAACAGAGGCAAACCAAAAACAGGGAGGCCACGAAAGAGTGAAGTTTAAAAAGATATTTGAAGGCAACAACAGTGCGTATGGTCAGCTGATATTATCAGGAGCGACAAACGACAAAGGCAAAGCAGACGGTAAGGCTTTTATAAAAAGACAACCAGTCACTGATAATCTTTGGGAGGATCACCTAGCTGGTAAAGATCCTGCTCTAGGTGTTATACCCATAAACGAGGACAATATGTGTAAGTGGGGTTGTATCGATGTAGATGTTTATAATGTCGATCACTTAGTTTTAATGAGAAACATAAAAGGTTTTAGTTTTCCATTAGTCACATTTAGATCTAAGTCTGGTGGCGCACATCTATTTTTATTTGCTAAAGAGTTTATTCCTGCATCACTGATGCAGTCAAAACTCAAAGCAATGGCAGATGCTTTGGGTTATGCAGGTAGTGAGATATTTCCGAAACAAACTGAAATATTAGTTGAGCGTGGAGACACAGGTAATTTTTTAAATTTACCGTATCACGGTGGTGTGCGTGGTTTGAGATACGCAATCAAAGCCGGTGGTGAGGCAGCTAGTTTAGAATCATTCTATTCTATATACGACGAATGGGCACAGACAAGAGAAGAGATAGAACAAATAACTGTAAAAGAAACAAAAGTAGAAGAGGCGTTTGAGCAAGGGCCACCTTGTTTAAATAGATTAGCAACAGAGGGTTTTGGTGAGGGGTCAAGAAACAATTCGTTATTTAACATAGCTGTGTATTGCAAGAAAGCTTTTGAAGATTGGGAGAACAAGGTAGGTCAATACAATCAAACATATATGGACCCACCACTAAGTTATCAAGAAGTGCAGTTGGTAATTAAATCTGTAACTAAGAAAGGTTACGATAAATACAGATGTAAAGAGCAACCAATATGTGGTGTCTGTAATGCTGCTAAATGTAGAACAAAAAAGTTTGGTGTTGGTTTTGAAGAGGAGCAAATGCCAGAGTTAGATACACTGACAAAGATAACATCTAATCCACCGCAATGGTTTTTAAATGTTGGTGGTAAACGTGTAGAACTAAAAACAGAACAGCTACACAATCCTAATTTATTTGCAATAGCAGTCTTGGATCAAGCAAACGTAGTATCACCCATACCAAAAGCACAAGACTGGAGAGAAGTTTATCTAAAAACTTTGATGAATAATTTACAAGAGATAGAACCACTGGAGTCATTAGATCCAATAAACCAGATAGTAAATTTATTATATGACTTTACGGTCAACAGACCTGCTGCAAGAACAAAAGAAGATATGCTCAACAAGATGTCCTGGACTGATGAGGGTTTCACATATTTTAGGATGGATGACTTTTATTCTTTTTGCAAACGCAACAACTGGGAGATGGATAAAATTAAAACAGGTAATCTGATAAAGACACTCAAAGATATTTTTGAAGACGAGATTAGAATGACTCTAAAGAACCAGACACCAAGAGTTATAAAGATAAAAGCGATGAGAAAAACAAAACCAGAGATAAGCCAAGAGAAATATCAGGAGACGCCGTTTTAATGAAAACAATAATACTAGGACCACCAGGCACAGGCAAGACAACAACGCTATTAGATTTAGTAGACGACTTCTTGCGATCAGGCACAGATATAAAAAAGATAGGATACTTTTCTTTTACAAAGAAAGCTGCATGGGAGGCAACACGTAGAGCGGAAGAAAAGTTTATGTTAGACTATAAAGACATACCATACTTTAGAACACTACACTCACTAGCATTTAGAATGTTAGGTGCAAAGAAAGAAACTGTAATGGATCACGCAGACTACAGAGACTTTGGTTTGAAATGTGGCATACCAATCAAGACAGCTTGGTACCAAGATGGCAATGGCACGTTTAATTCTGACAATGAGTATCTACGTTTGATAAACAAGGCACGAGTTTTAGAGATGCCTGTCTTGGATTTGTACGACAGAAACGAGCACAGTATGGACATAGAGCGAGATCTATTATATCTTTTAGATCAAGAGCTTAAACGATACAAAGAAGAAAAAGGACTTATTGACTACAATGACATGGTTGTTAAATTTACAGAACAAAATATATCACCATCTTTCGATGTACTATTTATCGATGAGGCGCAAGATCTCTCTCCACTACAATGGAGAATGGTTAGAACGTTATGGAGCAAAGCCGACAAGACATATATTGCCGGTGATGATGACCAGGCTATTTTTAAATGGGCTGGTGCTGATGTTGATACTTTTATTGCACTTAAAGAAGAAGTAGATTACGTCGACACATTAAATCAATCTTACAGAATACCTGGTGGACCGATACATGAATTGTCACAACGGATAATTAGAAATGTTTCTAACAGATACGATAAAGATTATTTACCAAGACAAGAGATGGGTGATCTTACAAGATACTCTGACGTCACGCAGGTAGACATGTCACAAGGTGAATGGTTAGTGTTGTCAACTGCCAATCACTTTTTAGATAACATAAAAGATTTATGTGAGTTACAAGGTTGGTACTATTCACACAAAACAAAAAACTCTGTGAAACTAGATTTACTTCTTGCGATACAGACTTGGGAGAGATGGAGAAACGGTGAACAATTATTACCGGTCGCATCGATAAAGAATATTTATTCTTACCTTGGAGCAAACGTAACCAAAGGTTATCAAAAAGGCAAAACAATGGACGACAACGAAGAGGGTTATTACATTGAAGAGTGTCTCGAGAACCACGGATTACAAACACAAGACGTTTGGTACAAAGCATTTGCAGGTTTAGATACCAACACAGAAAATTACATTCGTAATATGTTAGCCAACAAAGAAAGTTTTAAACAGAACCCACGCATAACTTTATCAACAATACATGGAGCGAAGGGAGGTGAAGCTGATAATGTATTATTACTACCTGATATTACTAAGTCTGCTGCTGATCAAAATGACATCAACCCGGACGAGCTACATAGATTATTCTATGTTGCTGTGACACGTGCAAAGAAAGCTTTGCATATATTAGAACCAAGAAACTATGACAGAGCATACATGCTGTGAGATTTCATGAACACATAAAGGGAGACAAAGCAGAGTACATAGCTGCGATGTGGTTGTGGGACCAAGGATATTTAGTTTGTAGAAACATGTCACAACAAGGGCCGGTTGATCTGGTTGCAATAAAAGAACACGAAGTTATACTGATAGATGTAAAATCAGAATGCAGAAGAAAGAGAGACGGATACAAAATAAATAGATCACTGACACCAATACAAAAAGTTCTTGGTGTAAATATTTTAAATGTCAACGTAGAAACAGGAGAATGCACATATGTCTAATCCATACGACAACCAGGTCGGAGGCGACCATTACAAAAAATACCAGATACAGCCTAGCGAATTTATCAATAAAAACAAATTGTTATTCGCCGAGGGATCTGCTATAAAATATATTGTAAGACATCAAGATAAAGGAGGCAAAGAGAGCCTCGAGAAAGCGAAACATTTTATCGATATGATAATCGAAAGGGACTACAGTTGAGGACACTACAGCAACCACTCTTCACACCAGAAACAGAGTGGGTACCACCAGACAGATTACCAGATTTATCCAGTCACTTGGAGATAGCCATTGACTTGGAAACACGAGATCCAAACCTGATAACAATGGGATCAGGTTCGGTAAGAAGAGACGGGGAAGTAGTCGGTATTGCAGTCGCGGTCGAAGGCTGGTCCGGCTATTTTCCTATCGCGCACGAAGGTGGTGGGAACATGGACCGTGGATTGGTCCTGGATTGGTTTGAAGAATTGTTACAAACTACATCTACAAAAATATTTCACAACGCCATGTACGATGTATCTTGGATACGATCGATGGGCTTTTACATAAACGGTGGCATCATTGACACAATGATTGCTGCAAGTTTGATTGATGAAAACAGGTGGAGTTTTACATTAGACTCTGTTGGTAAAGATTACATTGGCATGCGTAAGAATGAAAAACTTTTACAAGATGCTGCAAAAGATTTTGGTGTCAATCCAAAAGCAGAGATGTGGAGACTACCTGCACCATTTGTTGGTGAGTATGCAGAGAAAGATGCAGAGATGACGTTGAAGCTGTGGCACGCACTGCAGCATGAAATATCAAAACAAGATCTGTGGGACGTATTTAATTTAGAAACACAACTGTTTCCATGCCTGGTCGATATGAAATTTAAAGGTGTGCGCGTAGACGTACAAAAAGCTATGTCTGTCAAGGCACAGCTACAAGAAACAGAGAAAAAATTATTACAAGATATAAATAAGATAGCGGGTTTTGATGTAGAAATCTGGGCTGCTGCATCTATTGCAAAAGCATTTGATGGTCAAAAGATTCCATACGACCGCACTGACAAAGGCGCACCAAGCTTTACAAAAAATTTTTTAGCAACACACCCGGCAGAACTTCCCAAACTAATTAACGAAGCAAGAGAGATTAACAAAGCAAACACAACATTCATCGATACGATACTCAAACACGAACATAATGGCAGAATTCATGCAGAGATAAACCAGATACGATCTGACCAGGGCGGTACAGTGACAGGACGTTTCAGTTACAACAATCCAAACCTTCAGCAAATACCTGCACGACACAAGCATCTTGGACCGTTGATTAGAAGTTTATTTATACCAGAAGAAAAATGTATGTGGGGTTGCTTTGACTACAGTCAGCAAGAACCTAGAATTCTAGTTCACTTTGCATCGCTGATGAAGTTGGAAGGCACAGGTGCGATTGTTGATGCATACAACGATGGCAGTGCAGACTTTCACCAGATGATTGCTGACATGGCTGGTATAGATCGTAAACAAGCGAAGACAATTAATTTAGGTATTATGTATGGCATGGGTAAAAATAAACTCATGGCAGAACTAGGGCTTATGAAAGACGCAGCTGAGAAACTTTTAAAAACTTATCATCAGCGGGCGCCTTTTGTAAAAATGTTATCAGAAGCAGTGGCGCGACGCGCCGATGACTCTGGTAAGATTAGAACGATCGGGGGTAGACTCTGTCACTTTGATCTTTGGGAGCCGCATGGTTTTGGTATCAAGAAACCACTGCCACACGCAGACGCACTCAGGGAGCATGGACCGGGGATTAAACGTGCTTTCACATACAAAGCATTAAACAAACTAATACAAGGATCAGCTGCTGACATGACAAAACAATCTATGCTGGCGCTGTACCAGGAAGGAGTAATACCACATGTTCAAATACATGATGAACTTGATATCTCAGTATCAAGCATTGAAGAGGCACAAAAAATTATTGATGTTATGGAGCAAGCGGTCGAATTACAGGTCCCAAACAAGGTAGATTTTGAGAAGGGGGACAGTTGGGGTGACATCAAGTAGAGATGATTTAGCTGAGATTACACTAGGAGTCTGTGATGGTTGCAACAACTATGTGCCTTTCATACGTCTGTCTGAGAAAAAAGACGCCAGAGTATTTAAATGCCTGTCCTGCGGACATCAATACAAACAACTGGTCAATGGCAAAATACAGTTTGTACACCTAGATGAGATATATAAATTGGCTAAATAGCTGCTCGCCCCAGAATTGGAACGAGCAGGCATTGAAAGGTGTGAAGATATTTTTAAAATAAATTAAAATAAACTATTGTCAAATATATTATTTAAACTATATAATCCCATATAATAAGTTAACAAAAGGAAAGAAAATGCCAGATATAAGTAAATTTAAATCAGTGTCAGTATCCACAGATACCCACGCAAAACTTTTAAATCTAGCACAAAACAGGTTCGAAGTGCCAGTAAGTGTGCAAAAAGTTATAGAGTTTTTATTAGAGAAAGAATTAAAAAAGAAGAAAAAAAATGGCAGATCATAAAAAGATACCTTTACAAAGACACGAAACTCTTAATTCATTTTTACAAGGCTACAGCCATGGGGGTGTCGAACAGTTTCATTTTAATAAGCTCAAGTATAATTACAAAATGTTTAAAAAACTGGTTAAGAAAGTTAGAAAACAATCAAGAATACCCATAGCAGAACTCATAGAAATTTTTCCTAACACACCTTGTGTTTATTTTTTTGGTGAGATTAGACGTCAATACACCACAAAAGATAATAAGTGTAATTTACTTTATATAGGACAAACCGTATCACCTTTAAGTAGATTTGGTAATCACATATCAGGTCACAGCTATGATAGCATAATGAGTAGACTCGCCTATCATCATCAACATAAATTTATACATTATGATTTTTCAAAAGTTGATGAGAGGATTATTCCTCCAGCTGATTATGATGAGGAAGGTTTTGAAAAAACTTATGATAGACTTATTGAAACACTGACAGATAATATTTGGTTGAAAATGATAAGTTTTCCTATTTTAAAAGATCAAAAAATGAGGTTGGCTTATGAAGATTATTTTATTAAAAAATTTAATCCATTGTTAAACAGGTCTGGTTGGGGTGCAACAAAAAATAAAAAAGCTAAAAGACCAAGTAGAAAATTATGGTTGACTTAACGGGCGATCACGAGGTTAAGGCCATTTGTCCCAGATGCTTTGGGAATGGCTTTATTCGTATGCCAGCAGGCTGCGCACACCAAATAAACTGCCCACAGTGTGACAGTCAGGGAGAAGTATGGTTGCCAGCAAGCCAATGTCGCGTTAATGTAGAGGGAGGAGTTGAACCAAAATGGATGAAAAGTGGAGAAACCATATGAGTCTTATAGAGAAGCGCATCGAAAATTTGATAAAGGTCATGAAAGATGCCAAGGACTATGACATGAAAGTCATATGGAATAATAAATTAAAACAGCTTTTTGATAAAAGAAAGGCCAAAGCATATGAAAGACTTGAAGATCAAGCTCGAATGGTGCACTAGCAATCTGTTGGTGTGGGTAATTTTAGCAATAAGTATAGGATTAATGATTGTAAATATCGTAACGATGGCTAATATGTATAGTGTTATTGAAACGATGTGGTTGGAGATACAGCAGGTCAAAGAAACAAACATTAGTCTTTACCAATTTATCGAGGAGCATCGAAATGACTTTGATTAAGGAGAACAAGGTGAGAAGAGAAATCCCTAACAGGATGATGAGTGCAACTTTCGCGTTACCAATTGACGGTAGACGTGTGGTTGGCATATTGGATTACATAGCAAGTGATACCGGCATCACGCCTATGGCTTTCTGGATCAAACTTAAGCCAACAGATTCTTATCTAGATAGAGAACTCAGAGCATCAGGCAAGCTGATATCCAGATGTATGCAGCACGGTGAGTCCTTGAAAGAATTAGTTGACACACTATCTCAAGATAATGTGGTGGGTCAGATGGCAAACTATCTGCACAAGAATATGGAAGATATTATTCTGGGCAAAAAGCCGGATAGAAAACAACGGGAACTGTCAACCGACCCGTACGCAATGAAGGAGTAGCATGGTATTTTCTTTGGTAGGAGTCAAAGGTGGTAAAACAGTTGGCATCGCTAGAGGTGGCAAGCCAAGCTACAAACGTAAAAAGAAAAAGAAAAAAAAGAAGAATGGACGAGTTTGAAATAGACTGGATACCAGAGGACACAGGTGCACCGTACGAGGCTGACGATGTGTTTCTAGACATACCAGCGCATACAATAGATAAGATTTGTAAAAAGAAATTTGGACACACCAACTGGGCCAGGATGGGACAGATGTCACCTGAAGATCTAGTCGGTAATCCACACGAGTTTGACTACGAAAACGGGGTAATCTTTTTTAAGAACGCCCACATGGTATGAAGATTGTCGATAAGTACGTATACCCAAAAAGTTCACGAGCAAATATTGCAGGGCTTAGGCATTACACGCTCGATGGACAAGAGCAAAAACTACCATCCGTCACAACCGTCCTCGGACAAACGCAACCGAAAGAAAAACAAGAGAGCCTAGAAAAGTGGCGCCAAAGAGTCGGTTTGCGCGAAGCTCAAAAAATTACTAGAGACGCAGCGATACGTGGCACAGCGATGCACAAGTATCTTGAAGATTTAATCCGTGGACAGCGGTCCTTGGATCTGACACCGCTTGGCGTTGAAGCTACGAAGATGGCTCAGATAATCGTGGACCGGGGATTGAATGACTGTTCAGAAATTTATGGCATAGAGGCTACCCTATTCTACCCAGGATTGTATGCGGGTAGTGTAGATTTGATCGCGAAGTATAAGGACAAGGTCAGTATCATTGACTTTAAACAAACGAACAAACCGAAACAAAGAGAGTGGATCGGGGATTATTTTTTACAAATGGCAGCCTACGGCATGGCGCATGATGCGGTATATGGTACCAGTATAGAGCAAGGAGTCATTATGATGTGCAGTAAAGATGGCTTTTAT